TTTAATTAGATATGAAGTAGAATCCAGAGATATTAGCTGATGTAGTAAATCCTGCTGGGTTTTTAATAATAAGATCAAATCTACTATTTGATCCTGAAAGATAAGGGAACGTAATATTCATTACATCATTAGTAATTACGTTCCACGCTGAATTAGGTAGTATAAACCCTGAAAGTAGTCCTGTGTATAATGTGCTTATACCAGTAAAGCTTGTATAAAGACTAGTATCATTTGAGCTGAGCATCACAAACTCCGTCTCATTATAATTACCACCAAGAAAAGTATATGAATATACTTCTAAATCAGAAGCGGTCTTTGCGATAGTTACTGGATCACCGTTAGTTTCTATAACATTCGAACCAGAAGCGTTAAAGTATATATTAGTTAACTCTGGTATACCAGATAAATTAACTGTTTCTGTTTCGGCTATACTCGAGAGATTAGTAAAGAAATTATCATAATCTAGAGAGGAAAGAGGTTGTTGGAAGTTAAATCTATTATCTACATTAACGAAATTCTGCTCAATAAAGTATACAGGACTCGAAAGTTCGTTTTTAGTTCTAAATAGCCAGCCCTTAATCGTAAAAGAAGTATCACCAACTACTCTAAACTTCTCACTATATGTAGTTTCGGTAGGGTTGTTTAATGTTATAGTTTGATTCCACAAAACTTCTGTTCGTATCTCAACTGGTGCACCTGATAAAGATGTTGGCTCTTCCCATGCAAGAATTATATATGGATTTGAATACGGTACAAAGTTGGATATTATTTGTTCCATGTCCTGCATATATCGACACATTATCGACATACTAACTTCGAGGTTAACTGGTACAGGTGTCCGAATAGCAGTAGCAGTATTACTACTTTGATAGTTTTCAAAGTTATTTAACTTATTAAATACTCTATCATTATCATAAGATACAGAAGCAAGATCAATTGAAACAACCGGTAGAGTTAAATTTTGAGCTTTGTTAACAATATCATACATAATACGCTGCTTAGGAGCAAAAACATATCTAACCTCCACATTTTGCCTCGCATTACCATTCTTATCATAACGCTTAATAATAGTATCATCAAACGCAGCAGTGAACTGAGTAAGTAAATCTTTTATTTCAAAATTGTAAGTATAATTCTTCAAAGCTACTATTATTTAATTAAACAAACCTGTCTACAAAGTATTTTGGTAGTTTATGCTTAGACTTTAGAACAGCATTTACTATAGTTCCATCTAAAATATATGTAATACATTCATCCTTTTTGGATCTTACACCTCTACCACAAGACTGGATAAGAGAGCACAGCATTTTATTCTGATACCAATCAAAATCATTCTTCATCATCTTCTCAATACGAACATCTTTAGTAGGTAGAAAAGGAGCTTTAACAATTATTTGGAACTTTGCAAGATCTCCTTTTAAATCAACACCATATGACATCGAAGGTGATACTAATACCGTAGGATCTGGGTCTGTCATATGTGCTTCTAGAATCTCTTCATTCCTAACACCTGGCTCTCTATATAAAAATCTACTACCATGCAGAGTATTCGATATCTTAAGAGTAATTGAGTTATTCTGTGAGTGAATAATACCTTTATCATCCTTATGATGCTCACATATCTCACCAATCTGCTTAATAATTCTAGGCAAATACTTATCCATTGTATGATAGTTAAGCTTATATTTCGGGTTACATATAATAGGAGCTTTCTTCGGATCGAAATTAGATTCAGCTTCAACATATTTGTAATCCGTAATACCAAGACTTTTACAGAAATTATCTGGATCAATAATAGTAGCAGACATTAGTATAACTTTATCTGCAAACTCAAATAATCTATGAGCAAGCTTATCAACTTTTAACGGCATAAAGGTAATTGATTGCCTATCCTTTTCAAAGACATACTCTGACTCATCCCAAGAGTCAATAACTAACTCAATCTTACTATGAATATTAATTAGCCGAGACATCATCGAAGTAATATCTTGAATAGCTTTCTGATTTTTACTTTTTTTGTTAGCAATAATATCTTTTAAATCATCAATCTTATCAGTAATATCAACAGCAACACCACTCAACCATTTAACAGCAGAGTTATTACTCATATAAGGTTTAATATCAACATCCAATTTACTCAAAAAGATATAGTCAATTACACAAGTAAATTCCTTTACAAGTTGATCTTCAAGTTCAGATGCCTCGTCACATATTAGAAACTGCCTTTTCTTAAGATGGTCAGGTAAAGCGAAGAACATATTATAGTTCAGAGTATTAAACTTCGATACTAAAGTTTTATTCCGCTGCTCATAGTATGGACACTTACACTCAGCCCAGCATTGACGTTTAAGGCTTGGCGCATGCAAGCATGGTGCAATATCTACAGGATACCGATCATCAATAGCGCATTGATAGTTAGACTTACCCTTTAATACCTCTACATCATCAAACAATTCTTTATATTGATCTTGTAGTGCTTTTGTTATGGTTAACGCTGTTGTCCCAAACGCTCTCTCGTTATCACAATCTTCTGCATAACTATACCCATTAGAAGAACGCTTATATGCTAAGTAGCTAGTAACAATATCTCTGAACTCCTTACTACTGCTATCTGATGCGTTACCTAGAGTCTTAGATACAAATGACTTACCAGAGCCTGTCGGTGCATTACAAATAACAAACTTATGCCCATTATCAAAAGCATCATCTATATTCTTAAGAAGTTTTACTTGCGAAGGATTAGGATCATAACCTTCAGGAAATTTTTGCAGTAGTTTAGATATCACTAAACTAATTGTAGTCTATAAACTCGATTAATCAACGTCTCTAAGCGGTAGAATATAAACTAATTCATCATACAATTTAGATTTTTTTGTTGAATCGAGCAACTTAACTTGTAGGTCTAAATCTTGTATATTTAAAAATAGGTTAGTCTTATAGTTAAGTGTAGTTACATTACCCTTTTTACTAATACCGTAAGGGTAAGGCACTTCGTATATACGAGTACGCTCTCCATCTTCTAGAGTTAATCTTGCATAATGCTGCTTAACTTGAAATATTTTAAGTTTACCTTTCCGAATAATTTTCTTATCTGTCTTGATCGCTATGTTCTCTAGCAAATAAGGTTTAATATATTCAGAAAAATTTTCAAGTGAAGTAGTCATGAGTTTAGATAACCAGCCTTTTGTTCAGCTGACATTGGATAAATGTTTTCGTTAAAGTAAGGCCAGAACTCTAAAGCTGGAATTTCTTTAATTAAATCAACTTGATTGCAGTTAATTGTTCTATAATTTTGAATTAAGATATCCCATACTACTAATAGGTTATCTGCTGCTTCATTAATCTTTTTAGGACCTTTAGGTGGTCTATAGTTTAATGTAGTCCTACCATTTACAGAGTTTAAAATGTCATATGATTTTGTACAGATCATGCGTCTTGTAGCACTATCACCCGGCCTAGGATCCCGTCTTACAAACCGAACATCACACACATTATTTAAAAGCATGCTGTCCAACGCTGACCTCTGTATAATCACTCCTTAAGTGTACAAATACCAAACAAACGATCTTCATTCAAGAAGATTGCCTTTTTAAGTCTAGTACCATTTACATCAAGGTTAGCAATAGTAATACCGAGATTATTAGGAAAGATAACAACATCACCTACTTCAACATACTGTGACTTAGGCCCCTTTAATATAACTCGAGCTTTACGCCAAGCACGTGATACAGCATTTGTAGGAACAAAGATACCATTACGTTCAATCTCCCCGGTATCATTTTCATCAATATATTCTACTAAGAGAATATCATCAAAAATCATGTTAAGTTCAAAATCATCAGTCAAGCCGATATCTCCCTCACTATGAGTTGAGAGGTCAATAAGGTGTTTGTGAGTTTGTATTGAGTCAATACTTCGTTCAGGCATATATCTATTTAGTTAGTATTCAAAATTAATCAACTCACATTTCCATATAAGATTTTAACTCTCTTACAGATATATGTTTGTTTTTTGCAATAAGTTCTAGATGCTCAACCTCTTCAGTTTTCTCCTTCTTCTTTTTCTTAATGTAATTAATACGTTTAAATTGAAGTCTAGGAATTATATTATAATAGAACCGAAACATCCTCTGCTTATCATCGAAGATACCGCAATATCTATTAAGTATATTATTCGTAAATGACACCGTATCTTTACTATACATTGAGAACCATCTATTAAGCAAGAAAGGCACAAAGCCTTGCTCCCCTTCTGAATCTAGATAATCAGGTTGATTTCTCTTATCCGAGAAAAATAGTTTATTCTGTAATTGAAAGAAGTTCATAATTTATTACTAATATATTCTGCAACAGCTTTAACACTATAACGAGTATTATAATCCTTATCTTGCTGTTCCTTAACTAATTGTAACATATCTAGATCAGAAAGCAAATCTATAATTACATTACCTGTATTATTTGCCCAATCATCTACTTGCACGATATAATTATCTTTATAGATTTCATTTTGAGGTAATGGAGGAGATACGACAACTGTACCACTTCGTAAACCTTGATAGTGACGAAAAGTTTCCACACTCACATTACCTGCTGGACAAATAACAATTTTTGAATTATGTAAACGCTCAGAATATTTCGCGGAGTCAAACCCCATATTAAATCCTTTTGTAATATTAATATCCAACTTAAGATGTTTATGAGTTTTTTTAGTTTCTAAATCTGTAAAGAACTTAATTATAGGATCCATATAATTTACTCGATTCTGTGATGCCATATGACCAGAGAAGAATACATCAACTGGTCGATCTTTGATAGGTCTATTTTTTAACTTACTATGTTTTTTATTATAACCTAAAGGTAGTGGAAAGACATTACTCTCTGCTTGCTCTGGTAGTAGGTACGATTTAAATACAAGAACATCATCACGATTTTTCCATTCATCTAGAATGCAATCAGTCATATATTCATCATGCACTGCGAGTATAACATTACGAGTTGTCTTATTAAGTACAACTTCATCTCTACGGTCCCATTCCGGGGTCACGCTTACAATATGAAGAGTTAGAGTATCAACCTTATCTGTGAGATGTTTAATAATACCTTGTAAGTAATTCCATTCACATACATTATCTTCTACACCGTAATATTTAACAATCATTATACGACAATCTTAGTAGTAGCTACAAACTGATCTTTAACTTCTGCATTAAAGTATTCAATTACTTCATGCATAAATGCTTGAGCTTCTTCATCAGACAATTCAGAAGAGAACGCAAACCCAGGAGCCTTTTGCCCAGCCATAATATTAATTGCTGTATGTCCAACAGCAACATTCCCTTGACTATAGGTAATTGAAACGCTAACTTTACCCTCTTCTCGAGCTTCTCCGTCAGAACCTACAAAGAGCTTTTGCACCATTAAATCATCACCATCCATTTCAATAGGTGCATTAATTCGCTTACTCAAAAACTTTGCAATCTCCGTATTAAATAATCGTTGGAATGAAACAGCACCTAGAGGTCCTAGATTAGGAATCTCCCAACAAAAGTTAATAGCATCTTCTGAAGCAATAAAGTCATCAGTAAGGGTATCTTCTAGGTCGATAAGATTTTCCTTAACATCCATAGGAGCTCTAAAAGCTACTACATTACCCACCGGTGAGACTTCTTTACGAAATTGCTCAT